AAGGAGTTCCAGAGCATAGCTTTTGAACGCGAATTGATACTGAAATTCTTTAAATCTGCCGATCTTGGAGGATATTCTGAATGGATGACCGCGACTGAAATTAAAGATTTTATTGAAGCAAATACCAAACAAAAAATACATTCGATGCGAAAATTCGGCATGGAATTGACTAAAGTTTTCGGAAAATCTAAGTCAAAATCGGTAAATGGGGTAATTCTTAATAGGTACGAGGTTATCCGGTTAAACTCGCAAAGTGTTGAAAATCAGGATGTTTACTTCTAATCTTAATAGGTTAATAGGTTAATAGGTAAAAAGTGAATTAGTTTCTTTCTACAACATGGCAACAAAAAAAAACATCATACATTTATACAGAAACATTAATTATATATATTTATCCTATTAACCTATTAAGAATATATAAATATGGTATTTAAGCTATCAACAAGGCAGAAAAATCTTAATAGGATAGAAAAATTTATCCTATTAACTATCCTATTAACCTATTAAGATGCAGACAGACGAAAACCTACAAAAATGCTGGTTAATTTTAGATCAATTGAAACCAGCGGAAATTATGGAACTGAAGCGAATACCAGAGGAACGTAGAACGGTATTTATCTCCTGCGCCAAACAGTACTCCGACACTTACCACAACATAACATTCAATAATGATTTAACTAAGATTAGGAAAGATGAAAGAATTTGTATATTTGTTAAATAACTGCGAAAAAACTGCGATATGCCTAATCCAGAGAATTTAAAAAACTTTGCTCAGGGAGTTGATGAAAGGCGCAACCTTGATGGTAGACCTATTGGCGCTAAAAACCGCTCCACAATAGCCAGAAAGATACTTGAAATGCGTTCAATCTTGCCAAAGGATAGAATGGAAGCATTAAAGGTTAAGTTTCCAGAGATTGCCGATTCTATGACAGTTGAGGAAATTATGACTATTGTAATGGCTGAGGGTGCAATATCCGGAGATGACAAATCATATAAGGCGGTTATGGATTCCGCATATGGCGCACCTAAACAGGACATCGATACAACCGTAACAGGGCATATTGCTATCCATGTGGACAATCAAGATGCAAAACTTGGGGAATGAGTTTCCAAAAGACCACAATCCAGCAACGTGCTATAAACCTATTTACTTCGGGTGCTACTAAATTTTTGCTTTACGGCGGTTCGAGGTCTGGTAAGTCTTTTATAATTATCTTTGCTATGATTGTGATAGCTTGTAAGTTTCCAGGCAGTCGGCATTTAATTTGTCGTTTCAGGTTTAACCATGTAAAGAACTCAATTTGGCTCGATACACTTAAGAAAGTACTAAAAACATGCTTTCCCTTAATTAAGCCACATTGGAACAATCAGGACTTTTTTATTACGTTGCCAAACGGATCTGAGATATGGATTGGTGGACTGGATGATAAAGATAGATCGGAGAAGATTTTAGGTATGGAATTCCTGACCATATTTGTAAATGAAGCCAGTCAAATCAGTTATGAATCCTACACAACATTACTAACCCGTTTGGCTCAAAAGGTAGAGGGCGCGCGTAACTTTCTGTTCATTGATGAAAACCCTCCAAGTAAGAAGCATTGGACTTATAAGGTTTTTGTTGAGAATGTAGAACCAGAAAACAATGTTAGCTTATCGCACGTAGATCAATACGGCGCGTTAAAGATGAACCCTGCCGACAATCTGGAAAATATATCAGAGGAATACATACAGTTATTGAACTCACTACCTGAGCGCAAAAAGAAGCGTTTCCTACGGGGAGAGTTTGGTGATGATAACGAGGGCGCTTTATGGACTGATGAGATAATTGCTTTAGGCAGGGTTTACGATACGCCCCCAATGAAAAGGATTGTAATTGCTTTAGACCCTGCAGTCACGTCAAAAGATACTTCAGATGAGTTTGGTATCATTGTAGCCGGTGAAGGCATTAACGGGCATTTATACGTTTTGGAAGATGCAACTGATAGTTATACCCCATCTGAATGGCCAAACAAGGTTAAAGAGTTATTTGCCAAACATAAAGCAGACCGGGTAATTGCCGAAGTAAACAACGGAGGCGATTTAGTTGAAACAGTATTACGAATGGCTTGCCCGAATATTCCTTATTCAAGTGTTCACGCAACCCGCGATAAGTTAACTCGTGCCGAACCAGTCGCAGCCTTATACGAACTTGGAAAGGCTCATCACGTAGGGGAGTTTGCAGAGTTAGAACTTGAAATGACAAGCTGGGAAGCTAAGAAAGGCGAAAAGTCCCCTAACCGGATAGATGCTTTGGTATGGGCAGCGTTTGAACTCAATTTAACGGAATCATTTATTTTTTCAATTAAATAATTATATTTGTAAATATGAAATTAAATGCTATTGAATTTTTTGTTATATTGGTCGCGGTTTATGCGCTTATGGCATTTATTATCGGTTCGTTTAATTGCTTTGATTGGGGTGTTGTCGGGCGTTCTGCTTATATCCTGATTTCAATAGCTATCTTTGTCATTAACAAAAAGTACGCCCATGTTTGAAGGATTAAAACAGCTAATGCAGAGCAAGGCTGAACCCGAAGAAAAGAACCTACTCAATGAGATGGTTTTTCAATACCTAAATAATCAGGATATTGTTTGGTATAATAACCAACAAAGCCAAATATTTATTAATCAGGGGTATCGACAAAACGCAACTGTCTATTCAATAGTCCGAAAGCTGGGGGATAAAAAGAAAATAGCACCTCCGCTGGTTTATACCGAAAAGAACCGAAACGCTAAATACAAGTACAAAGAATACAAATACTCAGGCGATCCACAAAAGCACAGTCAATCAATCATGATGCGATCAAAGGCTTTAGAGTTTGCTGAAGGATCTGATTTAGCGCGTTTACTACAAAACCCTAACCCTAATCAAACATGGACTGAATTCGCAGAGGACTGTGCCGGGTTTTATGATACTTGCGGTGAGGTTTTCATTTATGGAGTAGGACCTGGCGAAGATTCAAAGAACTACGGCAAATATACCCAGCTTTACGCTATGCCTTCGCATTTGGTTACCTTAGTGACCGGAGATATTGAAAACCCGGTAAAAGGGTATAAGATACTTTTAGGTAACCAAACAATTGAGATTCCATTTAAGGATGTATGTCATATGAAGATGTGGAATCCGTTTTGGGATTTGAACGGTAACCAATTGAGAGGACAATCGCCGCTATTGGCTGGATTACGATACTTAAAGAAAAACGATGTCGGGGTCTATTCATCTGTTAAGCTGCTTGAAAACAGGGGTGCGGAAACAATCGTTAGTCCAAATCATCCCGATTCAAAGTATTGGTTAAATGAAAGTCAAGTTATACGAACTGAGGAAGCAATTGCATCAAAGGTAAACGGTTCTGCAAACAGAGGTAAAACAGTTGTATCTGCTATGCCATTACAAGCCACCCAATTAGGGTTAAGCCCACAGGCATTGCAGATCATTGAGTCAATGAATGATGATGTCACGACACTTTGTGGATTGTGGGGAATTGACCCGATACTATTAGGCCGTGGAACAGGAACGTATTCAAATCAGGAGATTGCCCGTAAGTCTTTGGTAGTTGATATTGTTATTCCTTACCTAAACAACTTTGAACAAAAGCTAATGAACTGGCTATGCCCGGCTTACAACAAATCGGATAACGTGAAATATGTTATTGATTTTGATACGACTGTTTACTCTGAATTGCAACCCGATTTAAAGTTAATGAAGGAGATTTACGGAATGCCATCCATTACAGAAGATGAACGTAGACCGTTGTTTAACTTTGATGAGTTGGGTGGGGATCTCGGTTCGGCTATATTGGTCGATCAGGGAAAAATAACTTTACAGGATGTTATAATGCCACAGGATGATGCAGCAGTTAAAGACGCTTTCGGAGATTACGATTGAAGCTGAAATACGCTATCCATACCCTGCAAAGTGTTGCCGATTAAAACGGATGGCAATAGATGAGAAACGCAAATTATATATCAATCGCATAAATGAATCTCAATCAAATCATAATCCAGCAGAAGCGAGATGATAGGCGATACAGGCGTTTTGCTGAACGGGTATTTTATAAAGCATTAAAAGAACAGGTCACTCCGATACTCGAAAATCCTAATCGTACTGTACAAGGCCAGCCTATGTTTGATGCCTATAATCGGGTTTATCAATATACGGGCATTGATTCGGCAAAAAAGGAATATGCAAGGATTAAGAAACAGGAAGGGCAAAAGGATGCTTTGATTGATTTGCTACTCAATACATGGTCTGAATGGATGCGTGGTTACGTAATCCAGAACTTAGGGCAGATGATTCAAAGAGTTTCAAATAATACACAGGATGCGATTAACAGAGCTTTGCAAGATAGTTTGGAACTTGGGGAAACACGTAGGCAAACTATTAACCGAATTTATAAATACACTCTTGGAGAAATAGGCAGAACCCGCGCCAGAACGATTGCCAGAACCGAAACAACACGGGCCACTAATGTAGGAAAGCGCAAATCATCAGATGATTGGAGTTTATTCAATGGTGGTGTACAGATGTATAAGAAATGGATTCACATACCTACGCCTGAATTTCGAGAGTTTCATTTGGAATTAGCGAATGAGATGCCTATACCAAAAGATTCGGTGTTTATTGTACGCAATCCGAAAGGCGGGGTAAATAATATGATGATGCCGGGCGATGCTTCCGCACCAGGAAATCAGACGATCAATTGTAACTGCACTACTATCTATATGAGTGAACGGTTTGCGAGAAGAAATTATGGGTTATAAAAAAATATTTGTATTTGTGGCAGAAAATGGTAACTTAGTGGAATGCAATACTATAAAGTAACTGAAGAGTTTATACAATGGGCTAATTCTGATTTAGAATTCATGAGAAAATATATAGAATTACAACTTAAGATACTTAAGATACTTAATGAATCTAATCAGATTGATTCAATATCCTCTAAACTATGAAACGAATCACAGTAATAATGCCCGATGAAGTCTATGCAAAGGTCATAGCTTTGGCAAAGAAAGAGAAACGTAAGAAATCACCAATGGCAGCGATGCTTATTGAGGATGGGTTGAAATTAGCGGATAAGAAATGAAAGCAAACGAACTAAGGATAGGGAATTTAGTCCAGAATAAATCAGGTGAAATAGTCACAATTTCCGGAGATTCGCTTGCCGAAATAGATGGTTTTGATGATAGGTTATTGATTGAACCCATCCCATTAACCGAAGAATGGTTATTGAAGTTTGGGTTTACAAAAGATAGCGTACATTTATTTTACTCACTTGGTCAGTTTATTATTAGACATGATTTTGTTTTATGTGATATTGACATAAGAGTTGAGATTAAATATGTTCACCAACTACAGAACCTTTATTTCGCTTTAACAGGTAAAGAATTAGAAATCAAATGAAAATCAGCATAATCCATCCATCCAGAGCCCGCGCTACAATAGCGAATCAAGTCCGTACCGAATGGCTTAACAAGGCAGATAACGATGTTGAGTACATTTTCAGTCTTGATAATGACGATATTCAGAATACTAAGTATGATGGCGATTGCATTTACAATCAAAACCGATCTGCAATAGACGCTATCAATCGAGGTGCTGAGATTGCTACCGGAGATTTATTTATAGTTGTTTCCGATGATTTCGGATGCCCTGACCATTGGGACACTTTGCTACTTGAAGCATTACAAGGCAAATCAGACTATTGCGTAAAGACTCAGGATGGATTGCAACCTACTTTGATGACTTTGCCTATTATGGATCGAATTTATTACGAGAGGTTTGGGTATATCTATCATCCATCATTTTCTCACATGTTCGCGGACCAGGAAATGACTGCCGTTGCTCACATGCTTGGCAAGGCAATAACTTTGCCGATAACCTTTCCGCATAATCATTACACTACTGGCAAATTCCAAAGGGATGCAATTACATTACGAAATAATGCAACATGGCAACAAGGTGAA